TCGTCTGCGGACCTGAAGTTGCCAACATCCTTGAGTTCACCGCTGGCTTCCGTGCCAATGTGACTGCTGATAGCGACCGCGGCGACGCGGGTGCTGTTAAGGTTGGTTCGCTTTCGAAGAAGTTCGATGTTATCGTCGATCCCTACTTCCCGCGACAGTTGGTCCTAGTTGGCCGACGCGGTAGTAGCTTCCTTGAGAGTGGCTATGTGTACGCACCTTATGTGCCGCTGCAGACCACACCTACTATCTTCGGTGTTGAAGACTTCGTGCCCCGTAAGGGAGTCATGACTCGATACGCCAAGAAGATGGTTCGTCCCGATATGTACGGTTTAGTTATCGTTCGAGATCTTGAGTTTGGTAATCCTATCAGCTAAGTGATTGAGTGAGATATTAAGTTAATATCTGGCGTAAGGTCAAAATAGTTAAAGCCCCGTCTCTTTTGAGGCGGGGCTTTCTATTTAGTATTGGACAATTAGAGGAAGATAGATGGCAGTTCCAAAGTTAAATCCAGGTTCAACAACGAATTCAAATGTGCTCCCTGTTACTGGGAGCCCGACAAATGTTGTGGCAACCCTCCCTTTTGGGATCTACGCCGCTTCGGCGCCCTTTTTATCGGGCGCCTCCGATCAAGTAGCTTATACATATAAGAAACTAGGAGGGGATGTCTTAGACATTGAGCTTACGGAGGGAAATGTATATTCAGCCTATGAAGAAGCCGTTTTAGAATATTCATATTTAATTAACCTTCATCAAAGCAAGAATTCATTATCTAGCCTTCTGGGGGCTCAAACAGCCTCGTTTGATCAAAATGGGCAAATTTCGGCCGGCGATGCGCTTTCCGGATCCAATGTAGAATTAAAATATCCTCGTTTTGATTATGGTTTTGCCAAGCGCGTTTCTCAAACCATAGCAACAGATTCGGCCGTGGGAGGGTTATTGCCTATATATTCATCTTCCTTTGATGTGACCGCAGGCCAGCAAGATTATGATCTTCAGGAAATAATTTCTACTTCAGCCACCTTTTCGGGCAGTGTGGGAAAGAGAAGAATTATTATTCGTAAAGTCTTCTTCAAGACCCCACGCGCGATGTGGCGATTCTATGGGTATTACGGGGGCTTCTCAGTGGTTGGCAATATGCGCACCTATGGGCAGTACGCTGACGATTCCACATTTGAGATTGTTCCTACCTGGCAGAACAAACTACAGGCCATGGCATATGAGGATTCCTTATATACACGCGTTTCACACTATTCATATCAACTTCAAGACAATATGCTGCGCCTTTTCCCGGAACCACAAAACATTTCACAGAAGAAATTCTGGGTTCAGTTTAGTATTGATAAAGAGTTTAACCCATGGGAAGAGACCGGCCGCGGCGCGGAGGGAGTAGAGGGGATCAACAACCTCAATACGTTACCTTTCGAGAACCTCCCATACAATAGGATCAATTCTATAGGAAAGCAGTGGATTCGCAGGTTTGCACTAGCCCTGACAAAGGAAATGCTTGGACATGTGAGAGGGAAGTTCTCAGTAGTACCAATTCCTGGCGAAAGCGTAACCATGAATGCGTCTGACCTGCTGTCTCAGTCACGCACCGAACAAGATAATCTTCGCACAGAACTTAAGGCGCTTCTTGACGAGACAACCTACGACAAGTTGGCGACAACAGACGCTTCGTTGCAGGACTCCACCAAGAAAGTGGTGGAAAATGTGCCAGCTGGCATCTTTGTAGGGTAGTCGCGTGGCCAAAAACCGAAGAACACAGGCACAAATTCAAGATAAAGAAGCAAGTCGTTATGATTATGTTGGGGATAAAGAGGTCGCTGATAAACTGCATGAAATAGAATTTATGCCGTCTTCATTGGAAACAATCGACGGCGCGCTGTTAAGATTTATTGATGAAGATTTAAACTTATCTACCACAACAAACGAAGGCTTTAAAAAAGTGCCGGTGCTATGGGTTACGGCGGAACGAGCATATCAACTTAAGCATAACAAAGACCTCAGAGATTCGGAGGAAACCTTCATATTACCTTTAATCAGTGTAAATCGGTCCTCTGTCACCAAGGAGCCAAATTTTAGGGGCACAGTTTACGCAAACTTGTATCCCAATGCGGATGCGAAGGGCGGGACTACTGTTACTATTGCAAGGCATATAAATCCTAAGAAGACAGCTGAATTTCAAAATGCGTACGCAAATAGAAAACTTGGGCCCGATAAAAAGATTCCCACCGAGAATTATAATACCAACAAAAGGAACATGTCCACGCAGAGAACTGTATATGAAACCATAACCATCCCCCTTCCAGTGTGGGTGAAGGTAATGTATGAGATTACCGTTCGAACTGAATACCAGCAACAACTAAACGAGATGATCAGACCTTTTCTGACAGTTCCCGGCAACTCTCGGATGCCAAAAAGAATCGAAAATGAGGGACATTTTTATGAAATTTTCATTGATGGCAACTTGGCCAATAATGCGAACAAAGCGAACCTTGCGATGGCCCAAAGAAACTATGAAACTACTATTAATATCGAAGTTTTAGGATACCTTATTGGTGAGGGTGAAAACCAAGAAAAGCCCAAGATTGTCCGCCGCGAAAATGCGGTTGAAGTAAAAATAGGCAGAGAGAGAACGGTCCTTGGTGAAATCCCTCATAGTATTAAAGATGGATTTTATAGAGAATAATACCATTGCTACTATTTAGCACTATTTACTTTGAACATTTTCATAATGTAGGAGAACCTCTCGAATGTCGGTAAAAAATTACAGATTTGTATCACCTGGAGTTTTTGTCAATGAGATTGACAACTCTCAGCTTCCCGCCTCGCCCGCCGGAATCGGACCAGTTATTTTTGGTCGCGCAAGAAAAGGGCCTGCCTTACGGCCAGTAACAGTTAACTCTTTTGAAGAGTTCGTGAATGTCTTTGGAGCACCGAGTCCCGGCAGCTCTGGCGACGATGTCTGGCGCCGAGGCAACAATGGCACCGCCACCACATATGGCATGTATGCTGCGCAGGCATATCTTAGAAACAGTTCTCCTCTAACTTATGTACGACTCCTTGGTGCCGACAAACCTGGAGTTGCCACAGCTGGTCAAGCCGGCTGGAGTTCGACTAATGCGTACGGTCTCGTTGTTTTTGAAACGGGCTCTGGTGTTATATGTGAGCTTACTGGTGCTCTTGCAGCAGTTTTCTACTCCACGGATGAAGACGTTTCTTTTGAGCTAAGCGGCGCGATTGCCACAGTGACCGGCTCGACTTCATCGGGCCTCTGGGCCCCGGCAGCCGGCGACCCGGTCACAGGCTCAGGCGTAATCGTGAAAAACACGGGCGGTAAGTTTGAATATAAGATGCTTATTAAGAATTATGATGGTTCTAATACCCTCACTACTACTTTCAACTTTAGCAAGAACGACTCGAAATATATTCGTAAGGTTCTTAGCACAAACCCACAAAAGACTAATAGCGCCATTACCACAAATACTGTTGACTATTGGTTAGGGGAAACCTTTGACCGGCACCTGGCAGCTCAAATTGATAATACTCAGAGCAGCACCTGGGCCGCGGTTGTGCCTCTCCGCACAACAGCAAGTGCATATGCTGGTTATGATTTTAAAGCCAACTTGAATTCTGCCGAAACTCCACAGGTTATTAGTTGCAGACTAAGCCCTTCCTCCACGCCTCAAGATTTGTTTAAAATTGTAGCCCTCAATGAACCTGGCGACTGGACCAACAAAAATCTTAAGATTTCCATTCAAGATATCGCGGTTTCCACCAATGATAGCACCGATTACGGGTCTTTCTCGGTTGTTGTTCGTCATCTAAGTGACACCGACAATGTGGTAAGGGTCGTTGAACAGTTTAACGATTGCAATCTCAACCCGGATTCCCTTAATTATGCCGCGCGCCTTATTGGCGACAAGCGAACCGAGTGGAACGAAGACGAGCGCCGGTATCGCGTGGTAGGAAACTATGACAATCGCTCCGACTATATCCGCATCGTTATGAATGCAGATGTCGACGCGGGCACGATTACGGACCCACAACTTCTTCCCTTTGGCTTTAGGGGCATCGTTAAATACAATGATGAGGATCTGCTCCAGACGGGATCCCTCGCTGGCCAGTGGCTTTCTGGCACGGCGCATGTGAATATTCCCGTCGGAGGCGCTGGACAGGAGATCACCTCTGGCTCTCTCTTTGCCATTTCTGGCGGCGCCGGAGTGATCACGGATACCCTCAACTACAACATTAACGTCATCTACCCCGTTCCTGAGTTCCGAATCAACGCTTCCGACGGAAACCTGAACAACCCCAAGGATGCGTACTTCGGCCTCCAAACAGCCGAAGCTGCCGGCAGCACAGTATTTGATCGCTCTACGATTGATCTTCTCCGCCCTCGCGGCGGTATCGTCAACAGCTTCGGAGCTTCTGGCACAAACAATACTGAGCTTTCCATGGAATTCACCCTGGACGATATTTCAGGCTCCGCTGGTACGTGGGTTAGTGGTTCCCGCGACGACGCGTCCGCTGGGAAGGGATCTTTGACTTTTACAAATGGCCCCGTGAGCGGTGTACTGGACGCAGGATACGATCGATTTACGGTGCCTCTATATGGTGGTTTCGACGGTCTTGACATCACGGAAATGGATCCTTTTGCCAATCGCAACATCGACGGAGCTGCCAACGACGACGATAGTTACGAATTCTACTCAATCCGACGCGCTATCGACTCTGTGGCAGACCCCGAGGTTACTGAGATGAATCTGGCTTCCATTCCGGGTCTCACCCAGGAGACTTTGACAACCCACCTCATTCGCACATGCGAAGATCGGGCAGATGCCCTGGCGGTTATTGATCTACCCAACGGATTCGATCCCCGAGAGGAAGGCCAGGAAGTCCAACGCAATAATACTGCCAGCGAGATTCGACAGGCAATTGCCAACCTACGAGAGCGAAGCCTTAACACTTCTTACGGCTGTACTTTCTATCCATGGGTCCGCGGCCGCGACAACCTTAACGGCGCGCTCGTATGGCTACCGCCTTCTATTCCGGCCCTTGGTACTTTCTCAAGTTCCCAGCGCAAGACGCAGGTCTGGTTTGCCCCAGCCGGCTTCAACCGCGGCGGCCTAACGGAAGGTGCAGCAGGAATTCCCATCCTTGATGTGGCACACCAGTTGCGCCGCAAGGATCGAGATGACCTCTACAACGCCAACATTAACCCGATTGCCAAGTTCCCGGCAGAGGGTATTGTGATCTTTGGCCAGAAGACGCTTCAAACGACGCCTTCAGCCCTCGATCGTATCAATGTCCGTCGCCTGATGATCTTCGTGAAGAAGCGCATCTCCCAGATGGCATCCACGATCCTCTTCGATCCGAACTCGAAGACTACATGGGCCCGGTTTAAGTCAGAGGTCAATCCTTTCTTGGCTAATGTAAAGACGAACTTTGGTCTCTCAGACTATAAGGTGGTGTTGGACGAGACAACAACAACTCCAGATCTTATTGATAGAAACATTCTCTATGCTAAGATCTTTTTGAAGCCGACGCGTGCTATTGAATTCATCGCGATTGACTTTAATATTACAAGAACGGGAGCATCATTTGACGACTAGTAAATAATGCGGGATATTATAAGCTCCCGCACTATATAATATTAGAGTCACCAGGAGACAACGAACATGGCATTTTGGACAAGCGCACTATCAGAACCGAAAAGACAACATAGATTTTTGCTTAGACTACCGAGGTTAGCAACCAACAACAACGAGTTTACTTACACGGAGTATCTTGCGCGCGCCGTAACAAAGCCGTCTTACACTGTTTCTGAAACTCCTCACAAGTTTTTAGGCAACACCTATTACTACCCAGGAATTGTTGAGTGGAACACAATTCAGGCTACAATTGTTAATGCTGTTGCGCCTGATGGTAATGCCCTGTTGTATGATGCCCTGGCAAACATGGGCTATTTAAAGCCTGACACTCAGGAATTAATTTTCCGGGGTGATCAAGAGCCTTCCACTGTTAACAAGGACCAAGCCCTCAAAGCTCTCGGCATTGTTGAGATTGAAGAGCTTTCGGGCGAAGGCGGCACCGTAGGGACTTGGTCTCTTAATAATGCTTTTATTACGGCGGCCACTTTTGGTGATTTATCATATGATACTGAAGATATCCTTAATATTGAGGTCACAATGCGGTATGATTGGGCTACGTATGATATCGGACCGGCCGCTAGAGCAATTCATAGCGGCGAAAGCGCTTAAAATACTAGAAAGAAGGTGATTAATGGGTAAGAAAAGAAGGAACTCATCGCGTACGTCTTCACCAGATGTACAGCCACCACCCAGGATGGCACCCCCTCGAACTGAAAACACTTTTTCGTTCACAACCCCGACAGAATTTGTAGAACTGCCCAGCAAGGGTATGTTTTACCCAGATGACCACCCGCTCCACAATGTGGATGTGGTGGAAATCAAACACATGACAGCCAAAGAGGAAGATATTCTTACCTCAGAGCCTCTTTTAAAGAATGGGATGGCTCTCAATCGACTTTTGCAGTCAGTTTTAATTGATTCAGACATCGATCCTGATTCTCTCTTAATTGGAGACAAGAATGCGGTCCTTATTGCCACCAGGCAAACTGGATTTGGGGATATCTATACTACTTCTATTGGATGCCCGGGCTGCGGAGAGGTGAACACGAAGGATTTTTCCCTAGAGGAAAAGGAAATTAAAGAATCTGAACTCTCAGATGATGTTACTCTTTTAGATAATGGTAATTTCTTGATGACCATGGCAGATTCCCAATTCACCTTAGAGGTTGAGATTAAGCTCCTGACCGGCCGCGACGAATTGCGGATTACAAAAACTCTTGAGAGAATGAAAAAGTTGAAAAAAGAACCCGGCAACGTTACCACAATGTTGCAAAGTATTATCGTTTCAATAAACGATATAAAAGAACCCTCTGCGGTTAATCATATGATCGCTGAAATGCCAGTGAGATTATCAAGAAAAATAAGAAATGTTTATGAAGACATAATGCCGAACGTCAACATGTATGCTGACTTCGAGTGTGGCTCATGCAACCACGTCGGCCGCCTGGAGGTGCCGATCAATTTAAACTTTTTTTGGCCTGAACTCTGAGTATCAAGAGTCTCTCTATGAAGAATTCTTTCTTTTAAAGCAACACGGTAATTGGTCGTTCGCAGAAGCATACAACTTGCCAACAGGTCTTAGAAGGTGGTTTTTGGAGAGACTAATAAAGCATTTCAAAGAGAAAAAGGCTGCAGAACAAGAACAACAGAAGGGCGCCTCTTAATAGGGGGCGTCTTTTTTTATGGTAAACTATTTATGAGAGGAGGAGACCGTTATGGCAACAGACAAAATCATTATTGACTTAAACAACAAAATGCTTAATGAGGCGATGTATACACAATTTGCTCTGAATGTACGAAACCTCCTTTGGGACATGCATTTCGCTGGCTTTGATACTCCCCTTTCTCTTAAGGGAACCCAAGAACAAATTAACACCTTTTTTAAAGCCTTAAAGGGAGAAAAGCGTTACATGGACAGTTACCTCAAGCACGGCCTGAATGACAGCCGTACTATTTCCGATCGGCATCAATTAATGAATTCGGTCGAAGGCTTCGAACGCGAAACTGGCCTACGATGGCCGTTTAAAAACTAGGGCGGTTAAATGACGGATATCAGCAAACTCGCTGCAGCAGTCGAAGCCCAAACGACCGCAATCGCCCGCCTGGTCGAGCGAATGAACAAAAAAGAGGGAAAAAGAGGTTATGGAGGCGCAGCCCGCGACGCGGCCAACCCCGGACAGGCCATCGACGACGCGGCCGCGATGGACAAAGATCTAGCAGAAAATCGCCAGGAAGCCTGGGAGATCGAGGGCGCGGCCATGCGCGCCAAGATCGAGCTTCTGAAGATCACCCGGAAGGAGCTGGGGAAGGGCCACAAGAACTACGAAAAGTATACTGATCTCATCGTCGGCATGCGCGGTAAGTTAAAAACACTTACCAAGATTCAAAGCACATATAACAAGACTTTAGAGAAGGCTGATGCTTCCTATGAGACTCTGGCTAATCATGTACTCAAGGTCGGCGACAGCTATAAATTTCTAAGAACATCCATGCTGGCCCCACTTGGGCTTCTAAGAAAAGCGTCATCGGTCGGCGGCGTCCTATCAATCGTCGGTTCGATTCTAGCAAAAATAGCCAGCAATTCAATTGAGTTTGCCTTAGGCGTAGATAAGGCCGCCGCCTCTTTTAGAAAAGCAACCGGCGCAGGTTATAAATATAATCAAGTTATCTCGAACGCAGGCCTTGCGTATCTCACATATGGGATGAACGCCGCTGATGCCGGCAAAGCAGTCACAGCCCTCTTCGGATCCTTTAGAGAGTTTTCAGAGCTATCGGACTCAGAACAGGCCAATATTGCCAACACCACCATGGCCTTAGAAAAGTTTGGTGTCACTGGCGCCGAAGCGGGCAAGATATTGGATATGGCCACAAAATCCTTGGGCCTCAATACGCGTCAATCAGAACAACTACTCCGCGAATTTGAAATGATTGCTCGCTCGGTGGGCAAGCCTATCAGCGAGATTTCAAAAGATTTTGCTTCTGCGATGCCAAAGCTTGCATTTTATGGCGCCAAAGCAGTAGACGTATTTAAAGAACTAGAAGCTCAATCCAAGAGTACAGGCCTTTCCATGGACTCGTTATTAAAAATTACTGGAGAACAATTCGATACATTTGAGGGTTCTGGCAAAGCTGTCGGCAGACTCAATGCACTCCTCGGCGGCCCATATCTAAACTCTATTGACATGCTTAACGCTTCTGAGTCTGAACGGCTTGTAATGCTCCAAGACTCACTAAAAGCCTCGGGTACTCTCTTTGGTGATCTGAATAAGTTTGAACAAAAAGCGTTTGCATCTGCACTTGGTACCGATGTTGATACCCTCAGAAGGTCCATGCAGGAGTTAGATCCATTCCAAGAGCTTCAGGTTATGAGACAAGAGCAGCTCGCCCGGAAAGCCGGCGAAGCAAGAGATATCCTTGCTAAACTAAAGGATGCCTTCAACAGCTTAGTGATTGCCAATCAACCGTTTGTTAATAGCATTATTAGGTTGATTGATAAATTCTCAGTTTTCATTCAAAAGAATCATGATCTTACCGCGATATTTGATAAGCATGTAAAACCCAAGCTTCTCGGGCTGCAAAGGTTTATCATGAAAAACCTAATCCCAACAGTTAAATTTCTTACGGATAATTGGAGATGGCTCCTGGCTGCTTGGGGTGCAGTGAAGTTGTCAATGGGTGTCTCGTGGCTGATGGGATTCGTAGGGGCGATGGGTACAGCCACAGCCGCGACAGCTGCCCAAGGCGCCGCCGCTAGCACCGCGGCCACCGCCAACGCGGCCAATGCACGAGCTATGTCGATGGGTCGCTTTGGCATGGCCGGCCTAGGCCTTGCAGCCGGCTACGGGACGATGAAGGGTGTTGACCATTTTAGAGGAAAACAGGGAGGCCAAGGTGCAGCCAACATGACGGGCGCTTTAGGAGGCGCCGCAACCGGAGCTATGATTGGTTCGATTATCCCGGGCGTGGGCACGGCGCTCGGAGCCGGCATCGGCGCCGGTGTAGGCTTATTCGGTGGCCTCGCGTATGCCAATCGTGACTATAACGATGTGTGGCTCGACCAGGACGGAGCTCATGGTGTCAATAGCGCTGATCAGCCCTTCCGTTCTGAGTCAGGACAACTTCTCGGCTTTGGGGTACCAGGCGGACCTCTCTCTAAAGCCGCGCAAGGCGCTTTCGCTCCCAGTGGAGGTGGAAGCAGTCAGCAGATCATGGCAGCGCTTCAAGGCATCCCCGCAGCAGTCGCTGCCGGGCTAGCTGGCGCCAACATCCAGGCCTCCCTCAAGGATTCAATTGCTGTGAACCCGCATGGACTGCTTAGTGTCGTTAATGATCCAGCAGGGCCTGTGGCCCAAGCAGCTAGCCCATTCCTTGGTGGGTCTTACTAGGAGGATATGATATGAGAACAGAAAAACCCGGAATGATAGCTAAAGATTATTTTCAAATTTCTATCACACATATTCCAACCGGCAATGATGTAAGCTTTGATGCCTGGGTGACAGGGTTTGCCGATTCGTTTGCCTCCAGTTGGAAGGGAACTCCGGTTTATGGCCGCATGGATGATCTATACAATTTTCAAAAAACGAGTAGAAAAATATCATTGGCATTTGATGTTGTGGCAGCCAATAAGTTTGAAGCTGCCAAAAATGTTAGAAAACTTAATAAGTTGGCCCAGTTTCTCTACCCAGTATATTCAGCCCCTCAGGGCGACTTGGGAACGCCCAATAGTCAAACACTACAAGCTGCTCCGTTGTTAAAAGTAAAATGGAATGGGTTGATTTCCAATGCTCTAGACGGCGCCGGCCTCGTAGGGTTCTTGAACGGGTTTTCATATTCCCCAGAGATTGAGAGTGGTCAGTTTTTTGTAAAAGGAAGAGGCTCCGGGAAACCCTTTATGGCATACCAGCTTCACCGCGTACAATTTGAATATACGGTTCTCCACACGCATCTCACAGGTTGGACAACGCGCACCGTTGATTTGGGAGGCGGCGTAAGCAAGCACATTTTTGGCGGCGATGATGCAAGAGAGTTGGGATCGACCTTTCCACATGCTATCTCGGATCCCATTATCCTGCCGACAGAAGGTGATGCCGCTGATGAAACTGAACCAGACCCAGCTGCTCCTGCTCCTGCCGACCCGGCGACGAATGGGGCGCAAACGCCTCAATTGGGCCCCCAGGAAACCACGAGCGAAGCTATCGACCGGCTCCTTGGCGACGAGTACAACACCGGTCTCTACGGAACACTCGCTGGGGTCTCCGACCACGCTGGGCCTCAACAGGCCGCCCCGCCCGAGATCAGCTCCGCCGCGATCGCTCAGGTGCTGGAGGATCCCGCCGCCATGGATGGCCATTCTTATGATCATGGCCATGGCGGGCCCAGCGCCGGTGACGAGGCATCCTGGAACGCGGCAACCGGTGGCCCGGGCCCGGACGGGGGGTGGTAACTGATGAGCAGATATAGTTCCCGCCGCGTACTAAAGAACGATTTGGAAGAGTACGAAGAGTTTTTCGACGAAAGAGGTGTAAAACAAATTACACATTTTGGCACAGGTGTGTTAAGATATCCTAGTGTGGCACAGATTTCCACTCTTCAGAGTGTTCAAAGGATCTGGAAAACCGGAGATCGATATTACAAATTGGCAGCAGAATACTATGGAAACCCTAGACTCTGGTGGGTAATTGCTCACTATAATAAAAAGCCCACAGAGGCAAATGTAAATATGGGAGACATTATCTATATTCCGCTGCCTTTAGAAAAGATCTTATCGTATATTGGGAATTAGTTTATGAGTGTTACAGTAGGGGCCACAAAACGTTGGTTTAACGACCAAAAAGATGGAGGGCAAACACTAGCGCAAGCTTTTGTAATCACATTCCTGTATGAATTTTTGACCAAAGACGACGACGACGTCGCTGCAGAGCGTATAAACGCTTTTATTGCAGTCTGGGTCAAGGATCCTGCGTATCAAGCTGACCTAGGCAAGGAGGTAAACGGAGAGATCCTCCCTAAAAAGTTTGAGAAGAAGAAAATGTCCGAACTTCGACAGCGCATCAAAGGAGATATTGGTTTCGTTGACAACGGCGCATACAAGAGAATATTAGATGCATGTAGTTATATGACAGAGGATAAAGTCGGTCAGCAACATTTTTATAATTTGATCTATAATGCAGCCGAAATTATCTTTCAAGATCAGTCCAATCCCGACCTAGGCGAGGACCCTCTTGACACCAAAGATTGGATCAATGCCACCGGCGTTAAGACCGCTAACAACACATGGAAAATGCCAGATGTGGGAGATGGGGGGCACACCGAGGTTAAGAAAGTTGATTGGGCACTTTTTGTGAGTTTGGTAAATTCCACATCGATACTCTCAAAGGGCGCCCTAGACAATTCAATTGACAAAAAGTTATTGGGCGAATCTGCTAGTCAAGACTATGATACCTGGTCTGCCGCATTTAGTCGCTTCTTTGCGCGGAAAAAGAAGGAGGCTAGCCCGCAATACAACACACTAAGAGTGGGGACAGATATATACACGACAGCGCGGGGCACGATCTCCGACCAAGTGCTCTCGTGGGACCCAAAACGTTATATCGCTATTCAATATCCACTAGCTTCTGCTGGGGACGACAACGATGATGGCCGCGAAATTTGGAATATTCAAAAAAAAAGTGATAATTCAACTGACGACGGCGACGGCCGACCATGGTTGTTAACTGATGAAGCAGTCGAACTAATCGACTGGTCTCAAGTAACGGGCAAATTATTTAAATCAGGGGATTACCAATATTGGCATCCCGACGGCTTTTCCGACGAAGAAGACGAGAAAAAAGAGGGAACACGATCTGTGGTTGGTCTCGAAAATGGCGACCTCAAGGCCGGCGCCGCCGGCGGTATGGTGCGCCTTTTGAAGCCTGGATTTCAGATAGCATCCGAAAATACTATAAATTATGTCCCCCCACACGGCGCCGGGAATGTTGCTCCTTGGTCCCTCACGATGGCTGGTCTCGGATTCGGACCGACCCCCGGGTCACAAGCCAATTCGCCCGGAGCAAAAGCCGCAGAAATTTGGGCCGACGACCCGGCAGCGCGCTTTAAAAGCCTTACGACGCCCGGCGGCGAGAATGGGTGGAAAACCTATACCGCCGGTGGCGCTGTGAAAACATATAAATGGGGCGCCGGGAACGGCGACGAGGATCCTATAGTGACGTTGGCGGACTTCCTTCCGTCTATGAACGAGAGATTCCGGCCGCCGGACAGCAACAACGACTGGGAGGGCGAGACGAAGAAGAAGATGTGGTCCAAAGTGATCTCGACCAGCGGCATGCCCCCGGTCACGAAGGTACGCTCGGAGTACCGCACCCTCGACCAAACCGGGGAGGTGAAAATAAAGAAGCTGACCACTCAGGCCCACTGGTCGCCGCTCTCCTATGAAGGGCTTACGGCCATAACCGGGGAAAAGTGGAAACGAAAGCTCAAATATGGACAGTCGGCCCGCTGGCTAGTTTACGATGACACCTATAAGGAGTCTGCCTACAAGAGTTCTGGCATGGCCGCCGTAAGTGTTTATACTTCGCGAATAGTAGCGCGCATCGCCCGATGTTACCCAGATTTAATTAGTCGCATGCTGGCAAACATTCTTGCCAATATTCTCAGCGAAGAAACCGCGGCCGCGACGAAGTCTGGCGGCAAATCCTCAACCGGTGTTCAGAAAAACCCCCCCGTAGATGTCACAGGCTTGAAGCCTTACGATTTGCAGTGCTTTCTTATACAAAACATTCGTACCCTTACTTATGCAAAAGATACTGAAATACAGGAGAGAATTAAAGAGGGCCGCGGCGCCTATGAAAATCTTTCAATTATAGTTGATAAGAAAAATAGCCAAGTAATGGAGAATCCTTGGACGAAGACACCGGAAGCGGTGCCCGCAAGAGGTGTCCAGCCCGGCAACATGATTTCTTATATTAATCACGGAGGATCAGAACAGACCCCCAAGGTCTCTGCTCTTTTGAATTTATGTCCTGATGCATATGCACTATTAACTCCTTACATAAAGGTGTGCCGCGTGGATTATAGGGATGAGGATACGTTGGTGCCCTTTAGAGAAGTGGAAATTCCGTTTCCTACATTTATAGATCCCAAAGATATAGAACAGATAACAAATGGTGCCCTCGGCAGGTACAGCGGCGCCGGCATTAAATCATTTACGTGGAAACTAGATGGGGTTAACCCAGCTGAGGTAGAAAACAATATCAGCGCCGAGTTACAGCTACGATTTCAGACACTCCAGGATTTGTTTTCATTAAACCAGAGCCTCTCGGCCGGCGGAGAAGAAGCTGGGTATCTAGATTTGATTATTGGATCCGGGACGTCTTTTCGTAAGACCCCCAAAGAGTCCCCAGGCGCCCAACCTAGGTCGTCCCCGGGTTGTCAGGACCTTATAGGTGAGACCTATGAGGGAAGCCGGTTTAGAATTAAGGCCACCGTTGGCTGGGCCACCCCTCCCGGATTTTCTAACATGGAGTTTCGAGGGTTTCAAAATAAAATAGAGGGCACATCTCAAACTCATGGTGAGTTTTTAGAAAAGGCAATTGACGACACGCGTGTATCTCTCTATTTACAGGTCGTCGGCCATGATTTATCTTTTCAAGAAGATGGCGCTGTGGATCTTAAGGTCCGCTATCAAGCCTCTTTGGACGGAATCCTGAAAGCCCCCAATGCTGACATATTTGTTGGTGGTACCGAGTTTGATGAAAAATTAAAAGAGATGAAAGACGCGCTCAAAGCGTCGGATGCAGCAGATGCTGAATACATCGAGTCAAATGGTGATAAGACAAAAGAGATAGATAGACTCCAAAAGAAGCGAGAAAAGAAACTAGAAGATATGATTGACTTGACTACCAAAAACAAGTCTTTTAAATATAAGAGATTTTTATGCAACCTTTATGATAAAAGTCAAATCTATATGTTGCGCGTAGATGTTGATGCGCTTAAGAAGGCAGAAGATATGACTCCCGAACAAAGAGCCGAAATGGCAAATAGCCGCTTGGACCCGAACGGCAATTATACCAACATGGCACTCACGCCCCAGAGAGCCAGCGAGACTGATGTCGAGAGCCTCATACTAGGCGCTCAAACGGCTATTGGTAAGGCAGTCGCAGGTAAAGAACAGAACCCTGGTTCAGCACGCGCCGTCAATAGAAACATTATTCGTTCTATTAAGAAAGGCCGCGGCGGTACAAAATATGCATCGACAAAATATTTGGATGTGCCGTATTTTTATTTGGGTGATTTAATTGATGGTATATTGTCATATTTAAAAAACATTGTAGATTCGGGTAATGGTTTCGACGGAAGCTTTCAAATGATGCTATCCAATATAGAGATTTTGGATCCCATGCTTGCATTTAAATATCCCGATGTAAGTATACAGTGTGGGGACGGAGAAGGCCCAATAATTCAAAGGGCCCTGGCAGATATTGACCCTCTTCGGTTTAAAAACTCTCACATGTTAGCCTTCTTTACAAACATTGGCAGCCTCCCCATCTCGCTAGAGTATTTTCAGGAATGGTTTGTTAATAATGTAGTACGACCTCAGAGAGAAACTTTTTCTTTTATAAACTTTATTAAACAGATTTGCGCCAACCTCATTGGTCGATCATTCAACTCCAAATGTTTTGGAGATGCCCTCAACTTTAATCTAAGATTTGATACGGCCAACTTTGGCCTTGATGAATCGTTCACATCCAAAATTGTATCTCCAGAGGAAGTGGCTCGGTCTAAAGCAAAGGCTTCCCAAAAAGGCATGACACTGTTGGACCAAGACCTGGGAGACGCTCCTGTAATTCCCAGCCTCGTGTTATATTCGGCCGACTCCAGGCCCTCCGTGAGTAAGAGCGAGATGGAAAATATTCAAAACGGTATTTATACCCACTATATTGGAGGAGCTTGCGGCCTCAGTAAAAAAATATCTTTTCATAAAAATGATATGCCATACTTTCGCGAGGCGCGCCTTCAGCGTGAAGGTACGCTGTCAGCTCTTCAACTGAGAGAACTGTATAATGTTCAGATTGATATGATAGGCAACAATTTACATAGAAATGGCCAGTATATCAAAGTCGACCCGACCTCTATTGGGGTGGGCGCAATAGACTCTGGAGGATCTTTATCCAATCTTGCCCAGCTGTTGGGAATCGGCGGCTATTACTTAGTGTCGTCTGTTACGCACTCTATATCCAGTGATGGTTTCGATGTGCGTGTGGTAGGCTTGCAGGAAGGAATCACTTTGTCGGCCGGAACTTTAGTAGCAATTCACCAATTTGAAGGAGATGGCAAGGAAAGTCCCAAGTCGGACCCTAGTTAAGATATTATGACAAAGTCATTCAACTATACCGAAGTAGATCTGCATAATCCATCTGGAAACAATGCTCTTTCACCGCGCGCTAAGTTTTTTCAAAGATCCCTTTATAAAGAGGCTATTTATCCGGAGGCCACTACAAAGCCTCTGCATAGTTGGCATGATAAAAACTTATTCGGCCGCGTTGATCAAGACCAACATTGTGTCATTCCGCGCGCCGGACGCTTGGCTAGTATTGAACAAGCTACAAGGCCAGGAATGCTATGTTTAGACTTTGTTAGTATTGCTTTTGGTGACTTTGTGGCACATATGAAGGAGGCCTTCTTTACGGGCTGTATCGACCACCGGGGAAACTCTGCACTTTTTGATTTAAGCGCAGTGATGGCCTATACTAACCCGTCGATTAAATATAACACTTACTTAAATGGTTTAATAGAGGCATTCATTGCAAGTTATAATGCCAGTCCATCCAAGCCCATAAAGAATTTTGGAGACTTCAAGCCTATTTTTCTTGAGTATCTTAAGATAATGTCTGAAAAGTTTCCCATTACGATGCCAGCGCTTCTTTTGTCTGCCTATACGAGCCCTATGATAAGTGGCCTAAAGATTGCCATTGCAGACGAGGATGCGGGGGATGATGCTGTAAAATATGAGGATTTTGTAAGTGATCCGAATTTTCTTTATTATATTAAATCTGCAAAGAAGTTTGGATTTTTGGTGGACAAAAATGCTCCATGGATTTTAACAGCAGATCTGTTTTCGGATGCGACGATGAAATATATTAATCTTTTTGTTACTCAACAGGGTGGACACATCACCAAAGATAATTTCTTTCAGACATATTTCTATAAAATTCGAAGCAATTCAGTGTCGCTTCTTAGTAATTTCGTCAGGAATGCTTATCGGAGGTTTGTGGAAGCCAAGCCAATCTATGAAGAAGAAAAAATAGTTTATTTGGCTCGCTGTGCTGAATCAGCCGGCGGCCCTCTGCGCGCTGAGATCGGTTATCGTGCCTATTTGGGGAACTCTGAAGGGCTCACGCACCGCGAGACAATTGATTTGTATTGTTTGTTGCGCTCCCGTGAAACAAAAACCGACGAAGGTCTACTAAAAACAGTTTTGTTGAGGGCGTATGAATTATATAGAACATATGGCACCCCGGCACTTCTTAATCAGGTGGCAGTTTATGTCGACGCGGTATATAAGGATTATTTGTATCCTTCGAACTATAGTCAAATTAATTTGAATTTAAGACTTGACCCTCACGGTACAGCTGATATACTAGACACTGCTATGGAGGTTGTGTCCTCTATAAACAGAAGGTGAGAGGTTCGATTGCTTTTTCAAGTTCTCGACACAAAAGCTGATTGTGTCGGATATTATTCTAACAATGATATTATCCCAGAAAGATCTCTTCCTTTAGAAGGAGAGACTTGGGAATATTCTCGTCATTTGAGGGGCCCCCACTACGAGATAGCGCGTATTTATAGCAACGGAGCGACGATTACAGACGTCTGCCCGGAAGATATAAGGCCTGAGTGGGAAAAGATTAAGAAGACGCTTAAATCGTGCCTGAAAGCCTTTAGAACGTCTCATCTTTCGTTGGACGAAAACTGTTTGTATGACGCACTGCCGGAATACTTCCTATTTCAATACCTTGAGGCAAAAAATAAGATCACGAAACACGTTCTCGAGACCTACCCGAGACCAGAGAACTATGACTTCATGTACAATCTTGTGGAAATGCTCTCTAGCATCCGTTCACAATCGGTGAGTGTCGATATCAATCCAATTAAGCATCTTCTTAGCTCCGTCCGCGGAATGAACTTTCACCGTGCGTTGCAAACCGTCAATCACGTGTGCGATTATAACCCATGGGGCACGATCACCGGGCGCCTGTCGACAAACCCAAACAGCCTGCCGATTCTCACGATGAACAAGGAGTTCCGCGCGTGTATTAAACCAAAGAACGACTACCTCGTCGAGCTTGATTTCAATGCAGCCGAATTAAGGGT